TACAATGGACTGATACGCTGGACGGCCATGCCTCACTCTAAGACTGAAGACATCGTTAGTATGATGGAGCGCGCTGAGGATCAGCAGGGAAAGCCTGATCCTTCTACCGTAGTGGTACGCGCCGGTATTGACGACAACCCCTTCTTGCCTAAGAAGGCCAAGGAGGAGAACATGCGCATCTGGAAGGACATGGGAGAAGATGTCCTGCGCATGAGGGCCTATGGGGAGTTGACGGTAGACTCGGTGATGATGTACCCGAGGTTTGACCCCAAGGTCCACACTGCCCTGCCGGTGCTCAGCAATACCCAAAGGGAAGCTGAGAAGGACGGCAAGGAGCTACGCTGTGACGTTCAGCGTATCATGGAGGAAAATGGCGGTGTTCCGCCTAAAGATTGGTGTAGGTACTTTAGCTTTGACCCTGGCCATCAAGTGCTGGCTGGGGTAGCAGTGGCAGTTCCACCCGCGCACCTTGGTAACTACAAAGTCGTCTATGATGAGATTTACCTGACTGCCGCTACCGCCGCGATGTTCGGTGAGAAGATGTATGAGAAGTTTCGGAACGAGAATTGGCAAGACTGGATCGTGGATATGCACGGTGCCAGGCTGAGGCAGCTAGGGTCGGGTGAGCTGCCTATCAGGGATTACGAGCGGGCCGTTGGTAAATATAACTTAACTTGCGAAGTACGCGGACCTAAGTTCGGAGCAGGTTGTGATGACATCACGCTAAGGGTGCAGAAGCTCCGCAACTGGATGGGCATTAGAGAAGATGGATACCCAACTATCCTGCTCGTTAATGGCAGAACCCCTAACCTGATCAAGGAGCTTAAAAAGTTCAAGAAGAAGAAGACTCGGGTGAATGGCATGGAGGTAGTTACCGACGAAGCTAATCGACGAGGCATGTGCCATGCCATTGAGGCGCTGGAAATGCTAGCCGCCCATGGTTGCCCATACATAGCTCCCCCTGTTAGAATAGCTAAGTCTAGTCGTGTACAGAGGATGATCGACGCACAGAAGATGCGAGCCAAGCAAAGGCAGAGGAAGAACAAGCGCCCAGGTTCGGGCGGTATTACTTTAGGTCCATTAGGAGATAGCGAATAATGACTCTCAAGCCCAAAGACATTCAAGCGGAACTGAACGAATACGTCATGCCTAACGCTGAGCGCGGTATGCCCATCGTCTGGTATCCGCAGGGTATCGCGAACAGAAATGGTAAGTTGGCTTTTGTGCAGTCGGCGCAGCACGGAAGAAACAGCATTGATGTCTTCGTGGCAGGCCAGAGGGTTTCTACCTTCAGTGCGTGCCCTCACATTAGTGACCCCCGCCTGAAGCTGGGCGTAGACCAGCGAGAGAACGGCGCATGGGATCACACTGAGGAATGGAAGCGGCAGGAAGCCTGGAAGAAGAAGGTCGATGAGGCCATCTCCTCCTGTGCTAACAAATGCCCAGCCAAGCCGAAGGCAACCACCACAAAGGCTAAGGCCGAGGCAGCTAGCAAATGACAACCGGAATCAATCCAGAGTTCCCACTAGCGCAAGTATGCACAGAGTGGCTTCGTCTGATCAAGTCGGCCAAAGACACCAAGCAACGCAGATTCGGCCAGTATGCCGATGAGTGCTACAGGTTCTACAATGGCGACCCTAACTGGATGTGGAATAAGCTCCAGGTAAAGCAGAGTGGGTGGCTTGACGATGATGGGGGAGCAGCCATCCCCAACTTCAAGATTCAGGTTAATAAGGTTTCGGATGCTGTGGATCTTTTTGGCCCTGCCATGATCCACCAGTATCCAACGGTCATGGTAACTTGCGTCAACCCTCCAGTGCTTCCCCCTGAGGCGCTAGGGTTAAATCCGCAAGACCCGGCAGCATTGCAGCAGTACCAACTGCTGATGATGCAAGACCATGCGCAGAAGCAGGTTAAGGAGTCTGTGGCCAAGGTGTCACAGCACTACCTTAACTGGGTGCAGTTTGAGAGCGGCAAGAAGGAGTCTGCAATTCGCTCCCTAACGGAGGCCATTGTCAAGGGGGCCGGGGTATGCTACACAGACATTCACAGTCCGAGGGGCAGCAGTGTTAGCTATCCGCGATCAAGGCACATCTCCATTGATCAGGTCATCAAAGACCCTGACGCCAAGCGCAGGGAAGATGTGCAGTGGATTGCCATCGAATGGACAGAGCCAGTGAATCTGGTGGAGGAGAAATTCGGCCTAAGGCCCGGAACACTCAAGGGTAACTTGCAGTCTAAGGCCTCCCAGAACACAGAGCTTGGGAGGAAGGAAGCAAAGAGCGGCAAGCAGGATGCGCAGAGCTATGACCTCATTACATACTATGAGGTCTTTAGCAAGAATGGCTTCGGGCACAACCTGAAGAATAACAAGCACATGCCAGCAGCGGTTAAGGAAATCGTCGCCTCCTGGGGTGACTTCACCTACGGTGTCTATGCCAAGGGCGTGAAGTTTCCCCTTAACCTGCCAACGGAAGTCCTTATGACACAGGACAATGAGACCCTGGCAGGGCTAGCTCAATGGCCTATTCCATTCTGGCTGGACGACGGCACGGGCGATGACTGGCCAATCACGGAAGTCTGGTTCAAGGAAGACCCTAACTGCGTGTGGCCAATCTCCATCTTTAAGCCAGTGATTGGTGAGATCCGATTCGTCAACTGGTGCATGTCCTTCCTGGCGGATAAGGCAGCCAATAGCGCCATAGATTATGTCGGTGTCCTTAAGTCGGCAGCCGAGGAGATCCAAGAGCAGCTTCAGCGCAAGAACGGTGGCACTAGGCTGCTGGAGATCAGCGCTGACAATGGCGGAAGAATCCAAGACTATGTATCGTTCCTCCAGCGCCCAGGCAGCAATGTCATGGACCTATGGAATGTCGTTCGGCAGGTGATGCTAGAGATTGACAAGCGCACCGGCTTGACAGACCTGGTGTATGGGCAGTCTGCCAGGCAGATGAGGAGCGCAACTGAAGCAGACGTACTACAGGAGAATACCTCCATCCGGCCAGACAACATGGCCAGGAAGTGTGAGGACTGGTACTCTCTCATGGCGAAGAAAGAGCTACAGGCGGCGGCATGGGCACTTGACCCAGAGAGCATTGCCCCAGCAGTAGGGCCAGTTGGTGCGCATGTTTTTGTGCAGCACATGCAGACAGCGGACTTCGACTCCCTGGCCAGGGACTACAGCTACAGGCTGGCAGCAGGCTCGGCCCGCAAGCCTAACAAACAGCAGAAACTCAGGACTCTCGGAGAGTTCGGACAGGTGTTCCTCCCAGTCGCACAGCAGATGATTGGAATGGGGATCACTGACCCAATGAACGCTTATCTCTCTAACTTCGCAGAAGCAATGGACTTAGATCCAGAACCATTCCTGGTTCGGCTCCCCGAGCCACAGCCAGAACAGGAGCAGCCGCCTCAGCCCTCGCCAGAGGAGGTACTAGCCTATCAACAGAAGGCTGCCGAAATGGAGCTGAAGTTACAGGAGAGACAGCTTGAATTGGAGATGACGGAAGACCGTCACGCCCAAGGGTTACAACAGGACGAGGAAGCCCATCAACAAGAACTGAGGCAGCGCAAGGAGATTCACGCGCTGGACAAAGCAAGTAGGCTGTAATGGAAATTGATACAATGACAGCAGTAGTATCCACACTAGCCGCAGCATCCATGGTAACTCTAGAAGTAATCGTGCTTGTCGTCAGTGCCGTGTGGATGGTCGGAAGAATACAGGCAACCATCGCACGTCTTTCGACAGAAATTGGTCACCTGTCCGATTCGGTAAGAAGCCTGCATGAAGACCTAATAAACGTGCATGATGACCTTACGGAAATACAAACCAAAGTTGCCGTCCTAGAATCAAAAAGCCTCAGCTAGTGCTGTGAGCCCACAGGAACCTTTAATGCGGAGCAGACATACACAATGGCCGACATTCCTAAACTACGGCAGGAATTAGCAAGCGATCCGTTGCAATTGGGTTATGCTCAAGCCGACAACGTAACGGCGTTAGAATTACTGAAAGCAGAAACGCGAACCAAACTTGTCACACTAACTAGCAACGAGCTATTGGCATGGTGTGCGGTTGACGGGCGTTTGTCACGAATCAAATCGGGAATTGAAAACGGCAGCAATGACGAGGAAAAGTCGTTGTGCGAAGCGTGTTATTTGTTGGTTCTTCGCGACAATGCCCAGTTTGATTTGAATTTGCCGGATCGTGAAACCATGATAAATGCGTTGGTAAGTTTCGTGCGAATCACAGCCGACGAACGCCAGTCAATTTATGATTTGGCAACAAAAAACATTTCACGGGCCGACGAACTTGGAATTGGCCGCGTGCGTCTAGGCGACATCGAACAGGCACGATAGGAAAACCACAATGGCATTACCAGATTATGCGGCGTTATCCGTTGGAACGGCGATTGTGTTGGCTGATAGCACAGATCACAGCCCGTCAACCAATTACAACCTTGGCACGCGAACCGATCAAATCGACATGACAAGTTTGTCTTATGGTGCAGCCCGTCAATCAGCAAAGATTGATTTTGGGGCTACCTGGGACATGGAAGTCGTATTAGCTGCCGTCATCGAATGGGATGGGGCACCAACGCCATCGGCAGGCGAAACCGTCGACTATTACATTGGCTACAGTCACAGCGGGACGGCTGCTGTTGGAAATCCGGCCAATCTATCCGGTAGCGATGCCGCATACACCGGCATCAGCGGCGGCAGTTTGAGTGACAGCCTGAAGCAGCTTACCTATATCGGTTCGCAAGTTATGGATGCCGTTGACTACACCAACATGCCACAAGTCGATACCAACATTGCGACGTTCGTTCCTCGTGATCGGTACGCATGTTTAGTTGTTTACAACAATGCGGCCAGTAGCTCTTTGTATTCGTCAATGGCAGAATCGTCGATTCGCTTAACACCGATCCGAACTAGCGTGGTGGACACTTAATGTCCCTAGTTATACCTAGTTCCAGAACCACAGCAGCCCCCGAAATCAACTGGCAAGATCCGTTGAACAAGGAGCTTGTCGGTTGGTGGCCGTTCTTCTTACAAACAGGCGGTGGCACTGTTCGCAATCTTGTTAAACGACGAGGTGTCAACGATGCGATTATCCAAAATCACACCACAGTAACTCCCGATTGGGATATAGCATCTGACGGGCCGAGTGGTGGTGCGTATAGGATTAGCTCACTTGGTGATCGGTTGGAAGTTGCCGATCCGAAGGATAGATACCACCCGATAAAGAACCAAGCAGACCTACCATTTACGGTTGCTGTTTGGGTTAAGTGCGAATCGTTTGGATCGGGTAAAGGTGGCATCTGTGCTAAGTATCCACAAAGCACTCCGTTTGAAGGCTCATGGTCATTCTTATTCACGAACAGCGGCGCTATCTTATTTCAATGTGTAGACCGCAGCACTACTCGACGCATCCGGCAAGATACGAACTCTACGCTTAACACAAATCAATGGTATCACATTGTTGCGAAAAACGACGGCACTGCTGTGGATGAGGCGATCACGATTTATGTTGACGGCAAAATCGCCCCTTCAACTGGTGGAGGAGGCGATGCCACTTACATTCAGTTGGGTGGTAACAACGGTAACGGTTATGATTCTCCGCTTGAGATTGGATCAACTCTCCATGAAAGCACGTATTATCGGTATCTCAACGGCTCGATTTCCGACTTGCGAATCTGGTATCGCGACCTGAAAGATGATGAAGTAGCTGAACTTTACCAAGCGTCACGTCAAGGCTACCCAAACCAGCTTCGTCAACGCTCGTCCATCGTTGTTAGCTCAGAACCAGCAGCATTTAAGACTTACTGGGCATCCCAAGCCACACAAGTACAACCGCCCATCGGCATCGGGGGTATTTCCTAATGCGTAAAAATACAGCATCACAAATCGTTTCGTTTCAAGCCATCAGCACCACGGATGGCAGCGACGTAACGTCCGGAAGTCCGGCAGTCTATTACACGATTGACGGCGGAACGCAGGCTACCGGATCGGGGACAACCACACACGAAGGAAACGGCCAATGGAGCTACGCACCGGCACAAGCAGAAACCAACGGCAATCACGTTGCGTTTACTTTTGTGTTAAGCGGTGCAGTTAGCCAAACGGTTAATGTCTATCCTGTTGCGTTTGATCCGACGGACGCAGCAGATTTAGGCGTCACAGCATTAACGGGCCACACACCCCAAACCGGCGATTCTTTCGCCCGACTTGGGGCACCTGCCGGGGCGTCTGTCAGTGCCGATATTGCAACAGTTGACGGCGTTGTGGATTCGGTGTTGGTGGATACAGGGACGACATTACCGGCCACGTTATCGACGATGGAAGGCAAGATTGACACCGTTGACGGAATTGCTGATTCAATCTTAGTAGACACTGGCACAACGCTTCCGGCCACGTTGTCTACCATTGAAGGCAAAGTGGATACCGTTGACGGTGTAGCCGATGCCATTTTGGTAGACACCAACGAATTGCAAGCAGACTGGGCCGATGGCGGCCGGTTGGATCTAATCCTTGACGCTAGGGCAAGTCAAACCAGCGTTGATACAATCGACGGGATTGTGGATTCGATTTTAGATGATACCGGAACCAGTGGCGTTGTATTGGCAAGCAACAGCGTAACGGCATCCGTAATTGCCACCGATGCAATAGACGCCGACGCATTAGCAACCAATGCCGTTGGCGAAATTGCCGATGGCGTTTGGGATGAAATACTAACCGGGGCAACACATAACATTTCCACATCTGCCGGACGAAGATTGCGGGAAATTGTGGAAGTGCAAGTGTATGAAGGCGGCCACGTCTGGATTGATACTGTCAACGGAGCCGCAGGCACCACCGACTATGAAAACGGCACCGTTGATAATCCGTCCAGTAATATTGCCGATGCAACTGCACTTGCAACGTCAGTAGGGCTTACCCGATTCCGCATTGCCCCCAATTCGTCGTTTACGCTGGCGTCAACTTATACCGGCTATGCGTTTATTGGGGATGGAATTTGGACGCTGGCACTTGGTGGGCAGCAGCTAGATCGCGTCACAATCACGAATGCAATCGTGTCTGGTACATGCACCACCACCGATGAGCCGCATTTCGAGGATTGCGAAATTGGCAATTCGACACTGCCCCATTCGTTTGTCCGGGGCTGTCGATTGACCGGCACGATTATCCTGTCAGAAGCATCGGACTATCACTTTGAAAGCTGCATGAGTGGCGTGGCCGGTACTGGCTCCCCCGCAATGGACTTTGGTGCGTCAGTTGGAAGCACAAACTTGAACATGCGACACTATAGCGGTGGCATCGAAATCCAAAATATGGGGCAAAACGGCACTGATAATATGTCGCTGGAAGGCGATGGTGCCTTGACGATTAACGCCAATTGCACAGGTGGCACTATTGCGCTTCGCGGCAATTTCAAAGTTACCGACAACGCAAGTGGAGCAGTCACGATTGTTCGGGACGATTCGGCACAAAATGTACGTACTGAAATGGACAGCAACAGCACGCAACTGGCGGCGATTGTCGAATATACCGGAACGACGATACCGGCACAGGTTGCGACATTGAATGACATTAGCGTTGCCGACGTGCTTACCACAGCAATGACCGAGAGCTATGGCACAGACGGCAGTGACCTCACCCTGGCCCAGGCCTGCTACCTTATCCTGGGTAACGTGAGTGAGTTCGCAATAGCTGGAACCACCAAGACAGTCAAGCAGCTCGACGGATCTAGCACGGCAGCAACCTACACACTAGATGACGCTAGCTCACCAACCAGTATCACGAGGGCAACATAATGAGCATCAGGTCAGTTGTCACAATGGGCTTCAGCAACGGGACGTTCTCTGAGGACGTAGCCCTGCTGCCCACCCTCGGGTACACGATTAGTGAGATTGTCTTTGACGATGACAATGCGATATACAGGCCCGGTAGGGTCGGACGGACTTCATCCTACAGAGGCAGCGCCCCTGGAGCTAGCAGCTTTTACAGGCCTGGCGCCCCATCACGCAGTGGCCTTTACCGGCCAGATAGGCAGAGCTAAACATGGCAGACGTAAGGACTTACGAAGACCTGTACAACGCAGTGCTGGATGGATATGGAGAACTCTCCAGGTCAGACCGCAATGCCAGGCTAGCCAAGATGGCCTGCCAGAATGCGTATAGGGATCTATGCAACAGGCGTATGTGGAGGTGGTATACCCGAAGGAAGACTATTAGCACTTCGGCCAGCGTAAGCGACACAGCTACCTATGTAGCCTCTACCCGCACCTGGACCTTCACCACCGCCCTGCCGTCTGATGCAGAGCGCTACAGGATTATCCACAGCAATAACCACTACTCCATTGACACGGTTACGGGGGCTAATACCGCCACTAGCCCACTGGAGAATGCACCTGCCAGCGACATCTCTAGCGCTGAGTCGGTTACCCTGTACCGCAACTCATACTTCCTGCCTATTGACTTCCGCAAGATGCGGGGTCTGTATGATGTGGATAGTGAGCTGGGCATTCCAATCATTAGTGACGCAACACAGCAGGCAGATAGCTTGCTGTTCTACGACACTCCTGACTGGCCAAGGCGAGCGGCCATTAGGAACTCTGGGGAAGTCTATGTAGGCCTTGAGCTTATCCTGTCTCCCCCGCCAAATGCAGCGCGAACCTATGACGTTATGTACGAGGCAGAGCCCAGATCACTAAGGGTGCTCTCTGAGACTACCGGCACATGCTCGGTAGCAAGCACAACCGTCACTGGGTCTGGGACTGCCTTTAGCGACTCCATGGTGGGGTCGATCATTCGACTAACCACAGACACAACAAATCCTCCCACCTCGCTGGAGGGGTACATCGGAAACGACAACCCCTATGACGAGTACCGGGTGGTGACGGCAGTTGCTAGCGCTACCTCCCTCACTATTGACGAGGCAGTGTCGGGCACATACTCGGGAGTTAAATTCTCCATCTCTGACCCACTAGACGTTGATGTCACCTCCATGTACACCTGCCTCTTGCGAATGGCAGAAGTAGAGTACGGGCGACTGGCTGGTGCAGGCGACCTCGGAACAAGGGAGCAGCTAGCGGCCAGGGAGCTAGAGCGGGCCAAGGAAAATGACAACAGGGTGACCCATGCCGCCAAGGGCTACGTTGCCTATGACAAGTTCAACAGGGTCAGCATTACCACGGATAGCGGCTAATGAGCTTATAGGCAGAAATCCTTGACAAGGCACTCACTGAGATCCGCACGCTAGATGCAGCCAATGGATCTATCACTGACTCCTCGGAGATCAGGCGACTAGACTGGGACAGCATTACAAAGCAGAAGGGCGTCCAGGTATGCTGGACTAGGCCTCGCACCAAGGGGACCTACACTTCGACTTCTTCCAGAAGATCAGAAGGCACTTCCACAACAAGAGGCCGTTCAGCGGTGTAGAGGACTCAGGCACCTGCCTACTTCCCTCCATCGTTACAGAAGGGGAAGTACCTCGCGCGGTCAAGGAAAACCATAACGCCCACCACATCATCGTGTGGTGCTGGCTTAGAACATCGAGGACCAACGCATGACATGCAACGGATCATTTGGACATCAAGCTAGGCTGGCTATTGTTGAAGCCACCGGCACTCCTGGTAGCTGGACTGCCGGAAGGCAGTTCTCCTTCCAGGCCTGCACCCTTCGTAAGCATGGGCGCCAGGTTCTAGCGCAGGCAATCACGGGCAGTAGGTCCGCAAGGGAGGAGCGACTTCGCACTGGGCCCTACTCAGTCATGGGCAGCATCGTTCTTAATGTTAGTCCTGGCGACCTGGACTTCCTGCTCCCCCTCATCCTGGGCGCAGATGAAGTAGCTACTGACACCTTCGGACTAGCCGAGGGATTGCAGGAGTTTGCCGTAGCCCTGGATACAGAGGAAGATGTCTTTATCTTCACTGACTGCAAGGTAGACACCTGCGTCATTAGGGGGCAGCAGCCCGGACTGATGGAAAGGGCTGAGCCAGACCTGCTCACAATGGAACTCCGGGTTATCGGCAAGGCCTATAGCGACGGCAACACATGGCCAGCATCCATTCCGGCCATTGATCACGCCGCTGAGGACGCACCCTACATCATGGCGGACTTCAGCTCTAGCCTTGACGTGGACGCTGGCTCAGCAGTGGCAGCTACACCAATGTCATTCACTATGGTGATCCGCAACTTCCTGCAAGCTAGGTTTGTGAACTCACTCACAGCCACCAACATCTGCCCTGCGGACATCCGCCAGGTGGGCATCAGGATTCGCACGCCCTGGAATGGCGATCATAGCCAGCTCCTTGACCCGGACCTTGATCCAGGCGGAACCAGCACGGTCACCCTTACCAACGGTGCATACAGCACCACATTCACCTTTGCCAGGATCACTTCCCCCAACAGGAGCCCAGTCGTCCGAAACCGGGGTGAACTATACTTGGACCGGGACTTCCGGGCATACAAATCTGGAAGCACTGACGAACTGTCTGTTGTCAACGATGTAACGGCATAGTATGGATATTCAACAATCAGATGATTTTGTCTCAGCGATAGCCACTGCACTAGCAGGGCTCATCTCTGAGGCCATCGAGGAAGCCAAGAAGCCTAATGGGAATGAGCAGGCCACACCGGCACTGCCAGGGGAGCCTCAAGTGGAGGCCCCAGTCCCAGAGGGTGGAATTGTCATGGAACCTCCTAGCGACCTCGACCTGGGGTTGCCTAGCAGTCCAGAGGCTCAGATCGAAGAAGGTGGAATAGCAGACGGGGAAGCGCCATTGGGTGCCCCCTCTGCCGATCTTGACTTCCTCGGAGAGAATGTCCAGACTCCCCCAGCCATCATTGATGACTCTATTCCCGTGGCCCCTAGGGTTGACATACCCGAGGGGCAGACCCGGATAGACCCCCAGGTGCAGGAAGTCCCTGCCCCTGAGATCCCTGACGGACTACCCACATCTAGCACTCCAACGGACAGAGATCCCGAGGGGACGCTGGGCAGGGTAGATGTCATCAACGAGGAGGGGCGCTACAAGGTTGAGCCTGAGATCCTAAGGAATGCCGAGCTAACGGGAGACCTTGGTGACAGGCTGGCTGAAACCAACAAGCAGATGCAAGCCCTGATCGAGAAGATGATTGACAGCATCGAGGACAGTAGGAAGCGCATCACAGACCTTGAGTCTAGGCTCGAAAGGGACAGGGGGTACTACTACTAATGTCTTACGTGAAGTACGGATCTTACCAGCATCCAGACAATGAGGCGAACCTCACCCTGTTCCAGCAGATCCCGCTCTACAGCAGGCGGGGCTACCGATGGGGCTTTAGGTACATAATGGAAATCCAAGGCGAGATTCTGGAAACCACCCAGGCAGCCTTCCAAACAAGGGTCAACGGCCTCGTCAATGCTTATGCGGACAATGGCAATGATTTTGGGTTTTACGATAATGATGGCAACCTTACTAATCACTCTCTCACGTCCTCGGCAGCGATAAGCGGGACCAAGGTAATCCTTAGGGACTGGCCCAAGAGCGATGGAGCAGAGTGGGCAACTAAGAGAACCTTTAGGGTTAGGGTGCAGGCTGACTTCGTAGACACAGAGTCAGAGCTTAAGAGCTTCAATGAGTCCATTACCCACTCCGGCACTGCCGGTGAAGTCAAGCGCATGTTCAACGTGGACAATGGCAATCCGATAGCCCAGACCGTAAGGCAGAACCACTACCAGACAATAGTTCAGGCCGGGTCGGCAACTGCTCAGTCTGGGTACCCAACAGCGCCCGGTGCCATCCTGGTTAATGCCACAACCATTGAGCTTGAAGACCAAAGAAGGGTTGTCAGGCACGCCCCAAGGCGTGACAGAAACGGGTTTTACGACTACCGCATCGACTGGACTTACATTATGATGAGCAGTCAGAACAACGACTTAACCCCTAACACTCAGGTATAAGAATGGCCGACGAAATCAGGCTGCCCCTGCAAATGGCAGTAGACAACTCTGGATTCCAAACTACCAGGGTACTTAGCGGGCAGAAGATGACACAGAACGCAGCGGGCTGGGTTAGTGGCACAGTAGCTACATCCACCTCAGAGGGCAGTGTCAGCATCTCCAGCATGACTAAGCCGGGCATAGCCTACTTCAAGAACCTGTCAGTGACAGCAACAGAGAACATCCTGGTAGGCACATCCACCGGGCAGTACGACATCCAGCTCAACCCCGATGAGGGATTTGCCGTGCGCCTAAATGACGCCACCGCAACGATTTACCACAAGTCAGATGCCGGTACACCGGATCTTGAGTACCTGATCCTAGAGGACTAAATGGCACAGGCCCTTATCAGATTCCCTGGAATTACAAAGACACTGGGTGGGTTAGTCACCCTGTCTAGGGGTCCGTTTCCATCCGCTGCGCTAATCTACTTCGTGCCCCAGCCCTCACTTAACCTGTCAGAGGGTGACCTGACCATTACCTATGGATCGGACTCCATTACCCTGACAGAGTGCCAGCCTGAGATGGCC